TCCAGATGCAGAGAGAGAAATTACAGCAGGTTGGTATGCTACAGAGGATGGCAAGACTACATCTGTCGCACACTGGTTGGAGGAAGATGATTTCCGCAAGAATGGTGGAGTAATGAACCACGAAACTGTGGAATCGATCAGCAAGCGTAAGAAGCCTTTCACTGTAGACTACACAGGTTTTGGATGGGTGCTCATTAAGAAGGGAGTCTTTGAGAATCTTGAATATCCTTGGTTTGCTCCTAAGATGCAAGTCTTTGAATCAGGTAGTGTTCAGGACATGTGTGGAGAAGACGTATCATTCTGTTTAGATGCCAAAGAGAAAGACTATGAGATTTGGTGCGATCCTCGTATCAGAGTCGGTCACGAAAAGATGAGGGTTATCTAATGGGAGATAAAGCCATTAAAGAGTGGATAGATCACCACTTACCTAGTAAAGAGACCAGTGATTTATGGGACTTACAAGCAGCAGTCCTTACAGAGTTATCAAAGCGTGACTCGGTTCAATATAGAGTAAGAGCAGAACCTACCGTCGCTGCTCGAATGGCAAAACTAGATAGAGCACTTCGTTCAGGGCTCGATTCAGTAATAGATGATGAAGACACACACGATTCGGAGGGATGTTAAATGGCAAAAATGTTTAGCGGTGGTATCGCAGGTACTACATTAGAAACTACGCCGAAAAAAACTCGACAAGGAAAAGGCAAACACACAAAATATACGGCGACCTCTCGTAATAAGGCAAAGAAGCGAAGTCGAGGACAAGGTTAAAAAACTTCAATAAATAGAAAAGACCTTAGCGGGTCTTTTTTTGTATCCTCAATTACTATTATGGAAAAGCAACAAATGCTAAGAGAGATTGCGAATGATAAGATTACTCCTAAAAAGACTGATCATAAAATAAACAATGACTTATATGAAGATGAGGGTCTAGATTATGATGAAACTGTTTATGCACCTTGTGATATATAAATATTAATTAATCGTAATAAATAAAGTAAGGTTTAATATAATTTCATGCCTTTACAAAGGGTAAGTCAAGGTTTTAAAGATATTAGCATGACTTTTCAGGCTAATCCACTTAATGGTGACCTTATAGGACTTAAAAATGAAAATGCCATTGCACGGGCACTAAGAAACATTGTTTTTACCCTACCAGGTGAAAAATTTTTTAATGAGAACTTTGGATCTAATGTTTCTGCTTCTCTTTTTGAAAATATTGACGATATTACTGCTTCTGCAATCAAAGATGAGATTATACAATCAATTAATAATAATGAACCAAGAGTAGAACTTCAAAATGTGAAAATAGTTCCCAATTTTGATGAAAATCAATTTGATGTCATTATTAAATACCTTATTATAGGGGCAGAAGTTCCTATACAAGAATTACAATTCGTTCTAGTACCAACTAGGTAAGATGCCATTAGTCAATTTCGCTAATCTTGACTTCGATCAAGTTAAAACAACACTAAGAGAGTATATTCAGTCAAATTCTGATTTTACTGACTATGACTTTGAGGGTTCTAACCTCTCAACCATAATGGATGTGTTGGCATACAATACATACATCACTTCATACAATGCCAACATGGTAACGAATGAAGTTTTTATCGATAGTGCGACATTAAGAGAGAATGTAGTCAGTTTAGCAAGAAATATTGGATATTTACCTCGTTCTAGAAAAGCATCGCAAGCAAATATAAGTTTTTTCGTTGATGTATCAGGTTTAAGTCCTATACCATCGACAATTATACTAAAAAAAGGTCCAGTTGCGGCATCTCAAGGTGCTTTTGGTGGTCAATCTTATGTTTTTTCGATTTTAGAAGATATTACAGTTCCTGTTGTCAATAATATTGCAACATTTAACAGAATTCCCATTTATGAAGGTACAGTTTTAACACAAAACTTCACATATAACTCAAGAAATCCAAATCAGAAATTTATTTTACCAAATATTGGAATTGACACTGATTTATTGAAAGTTACAGTCGAACCAAACGCAAATGCTTCGACTACAACATCAAAATTTAATTATACACTTCAAGATAGTCTTTTAGATGTAAAATCTGACTCAAAAGTCTTTTATTTACAAGAAATTGAGAACGAACAATACCAAATTTTCTTCGGAGACAATATTTTTGGTAAAAAATTAGAAGATGGTAACTTTGTAACAGTAGATTACATCGTTTCTAACGGAAGTGGAGCAAATGGAGCAAATGCTTTTGATTTTTCTGGTAGACTTGTTCATTTAGTAGCAGGTGCAGGTCAAGGAAGGACGGAAACACCCATTACAGCAGGTATTTCACTCGTAACAACCAATGTAAAAGGTACTGGTGGTGAAAGTATTGAGGCAGTTGAGTCAGTTAAGAAGTTTGCACCTCGAATTTATGCTTCTCAAAACAGATGTTTGACAGCAAATGACTATGAAACACTAATTCCAGCAAAAATTTACCCCGAAACAGAGTCAATTTCCGTTTTTGGAGGTGAAGATTTGATTCCACCTCAGTATGGAAAGGTTTTTATTAGTATAAAACCCCGTTCAGGCGACTTTTTACCTAACTTAACAAAAGATAACATTAAAAATAAGTTAAAAAAGTATGCAGTAGCAGGAATTGTACCTGAAATTCTTGATTTGAAGTACCTTTATGTTGAAGTTACATCAAAAATTTACTATAATGGTAATCTTGCACCTTCTGGAGGGATAGTATCTACTATAGTTCAGAATAACTCACTCAAATATTCGGATTCAAGTGAGTTAAACAAGTATGGAGCAAGGTTTAAGTATAGTAAATTCCTTAATATCATCGATAATAGTCATAATGCTATCACTTCTAACATTACTACAGTCGAAATTCGTAGAGATTTAAGGGTAATATTGAATTCTTTTGCAGAATACCAGATTGGATTCGGTAATGAGTTCTATATTAGGAGTATGAGTGGGTTTAATATCAAGTCAAGTGCCTTTAGAGTGAGAGGAATTATCGATGATGTCTATATTTCTGATATTCCAAGTGGTAATAGAATCACTGGATCACTATTTTTGTTCAGTGTTCCCTCTACAGTCTCTACTTCTCCAACAATTGTAAGAAGAAATATAGGAACTATCAATTATCAGAAGGGAATAATCACTATAAATCCTATAGTAATTCAATCTGCAAAGATTAGGGATGGTCAATCGGTGATAGAATTGTCTGCTTGTCCTAAATCTAACGATGTTGTCGGATTACAGGATCTTTATTTGCAACTAGATATAAGTAATAGTACTTTTGAACCTATTATTGATGAAATTTCATCAAATCCATCGGGATCAAATTATACAGTATCATCAAGTTATATGAATGGTAGTTTAGTCAGAGATGCTGCTACTCCTACATCACCAACATCAGGAACATCATACTAATACTATAAAATGACCGAGAAAAGAGTTCAATTTAGTAATATAGTTCAAAATCAACTTCCTGCATATGTTAGGAATGATTTTCCATTAATATCAGAGTTTTTAAAGCAATATTATATTGCTCAAGAATTTCAATCTGGTCCTATTGACCTGATTCAAAATATTGATAAGTATGTAAAGATTGATGAAACTACTAATTTAAGTGAATCTGTAGTTTTAGGGGCAGATGTTGGTATAGAAAACACAACTATTGATGTTGATTTAATAGAATCAGAAGCAGGAACTGATGGATTTCCCGATTCCTATGGATTAATAAAGATTAATGATGAAATAATAACATATACATCCAAAACAAGTAGTTCATTTCTTGGATGTATTAGAGGATTTGTTGGTACAACTGATTATAAGAGCGAATTAAATCCAGATACATTAGTTTTTAAGACCTCAGTTGCTGGAGAGCATAGAGAAGGTGATGTAATTATTAATTTAAGTAATTTATTTCTTAAACAATTCTTATTAAAGAGTAAATATCAACTTTTACCTGGTTTTGAAGGAAGAGCATTAAATATAGATCTTGATCAAAATATTTTTATTAAACAAGCAAAAGATTTTTACCTCAGTAAGGGTACTGACAGGTCATTTGAAATTTTATTTAAAGCACTTTATAATGAAGACGTTAGTGTTTTAAAACCCAGAGAGCAGTTATTTACACCTTCTAATGCCGAGTATAGGATTACAAAGGATTTGATAGTAGAACCCCTTACAGGCGATCCTAAGCACCTTACAGACGCAACCTTATATCAAGCTGAATATGCTAATAATATTGGAAATGCATATGCTCCTATAACATCTGTTGAGCAATTGAATGTTGGTGCTGGTAAGACATTTTATAAGTTAAGTATCGATAGTGGTTATAATAGAGATAGTAGAGTAGAGGGGTCTATATATGGATCATTTGCAGCAATTCCAAAAACTAAAATAATAGGAAAAGTATCTGCTGGAACTACTGTAATTGATGTAGATTCTACACTTAGTTTTCCGAGTAGTGGTGAATTATATGTAACATATGAAGATGAAAATGTTGGATTTGTTTCTTATACATCAACATCTGTTAATCAATTTTATGGAGTTACTAATGTTTCGGGAATAATTTTAGATGGAACAATTTGTGGGATTAATACTTATGCATATGGAACTTCATCTATAGATTCTTCAAAGGTTGAAGTTAGAATTACTAATATTTTAGAAAGTGTTAATTATCCTGATAATACATTTGGTCATAATAGGAATGAAACTGCAACAATTAATACTTTAGGTACTAAAAATACATCATTTAAGTATAAGAATTGGGTTTATAATAATTCTCCAATTTATAGAATTAAAAACTTTGAATTAATTGATGTATCTAATTACACTTATAATGTTAATTTAGATACTGAACATTATTTCAATTTAGGCGATTCTGCTTCTGTTATTACTTCTGGTTTAGAACTTGCAGATTCATATACAACTAAAATTGTTAATGTAACTGGTGCAAAATCAATTACGATTCAAGGGCAAGGATTACTTCCTCCATTGAGTACATATGACATTAAAAAATTAATATCAAGATCTGTTTCTAATTCTTTTCCTGAATCATCAATTTATTCAACAAATGTTCAAAATGTTTATAAGAATTCAGATAAAGTATTAGTTGCATCTCCATCTATACCTTCTTATGATTCTCAACCTATTAATGCGACTAAAAGATC